GGTGGTGAAGGACTGGTCACCCACGACAAGCATTGGGAAGACGTCATACTTGCCGCCCGTGGCCATGTAGCCGGGGTTGGTTCCGACGTCGTCGCCAGCACCGGCCCAGCTCAGCATCTCGGGAACCACCACGATGCGGAACTGGTCAATCGTGCCGATCTCACCGTTCAGGATCGTGCCAGCATCCGCATACTTGTGGACCGGGATGAAGGCCGGATCGTTGAACTGGTCGCGCATGCCCTTGACGGTGGACTCAAGCTCGGAGCCAATGTAGAGCACCCGGCCCTTGCCGATCGTCTTGGTGTCGATCATGCGGGAACCAGTGATCACCGTGGTCTGCTTCGGGGTCCGGTTGTCGTTCAGGATGCGTGCGGTGCGAGCCAGATCGTCGTAATCCACGATGGAGGGGGTTGCCCCTTCAGCGGTGATTTCGTCGTCATCCACGGCATTACCGGCGTAAACCACCACACCGGCTGCAGCCAGCAGGTCTTTTTGCAAGACCGCTTCGGTCAGCTGCGTTGCACCGGTCACCAGCTCACGCGAGATGTGCTGGTAAAGATCGGCATCCGAGTCAAAATCCAGGCTTTCCTGGGTGAACTCGGTGAAGAAGCCGAACTTGGTGATCGAACCTTCCAGCATGACACGGGTAAAGCCGACGCGGTTCACACGGCCGCCGTTCTCGGTCAGGGTCGGAAGCTTCGAGGTGATGGTGCCGATGTCCTTGGACGAACCATAGAGGTTGCCATTGGTGATCGTGGCACCTGCGGCGTCGATGCCTTGGTCATTCACGTTCCGGGCATCCAGAAGCGGAATGTAATGGTAGACCTTAATGGTCTTGCCCATGTTCTTCGGCATCGAGGTGACGTCGGCCAGCGGAGTGAAATACATCTCCTTCGCGGCTTCGATCAGGGCTTTGCGCTGCCAGAAGAAGGTGTTCATCTGGTTGGCATTGCCACCCGCATCAATGCCCGACTTGGTGCCGGGCGGGCTGTTATACTGCATCGTCATGATGAGTCATTCCTTGCTTTGGCTCACCGAAGTGAACCAGGAGAAGAGAGAGCCATGATCTCTTCGTCACTCATGGTCAGAGGATCGAAGGATCTGGCGACGGGCTTTGCAGCCGAACGTGCTGGGGAGGCAGCACGAGCTGCGGCATTGTTCGTCACGGGGCTTCTCACAACTGCAGCTCGAGTCTCGATGGGCTGAGGCCGTGATACCGAACCTTGGGTGCTCGATTGCGTCGAGGCCTGATTGGGGATCAGCTTGCCTTGGCTCATGAGGGCGTCGCCCACCATTTTGTAAGCCTGAATGAACGGAACATTGGTCAGACCACCGAGCATCTTCTGACGGTCGATTTCAGCGGAGATCCGGTCAAAGATGCCGTTGGCTCGCTGTTCGGTCAGGATCTGCAGAATGGCCGGTTCTTGGTAGATGGCCTGCTTGCTGGCGGCATCCCAGGACGAGTTGACCATGCGAACCGTCTCTTTGCCCTCAGTCGTCGCCATGACTTCACTGAGGGTTTCGGAGAAGGCCATTTCTTGGTCACTGACGCTGTGATTGCCAGGACGATACGAGGAAGCGGCTTCCGTGTTCAGATCGAGCGGGTCGATCTTGCTGTCAGCCAGTAGTTTCTGAATCGCCCCCTGGTCCTTGCGGGAGAGGTCGATCAGGAACGACAGCTTGCCCTCGTCCAGCAAGCCGTTGTTGTCGAGCATGCGCATCAGCTTCAAGTTCGGCTGAAGGGCTTGCATCTTCTTGGTGTAGTTTGCGCCCATCTGCATGAGGCGAACCACTTCTTCAGGGGACGTGGGCGTGAACTCCCGACCATTGGCTTTGAACGGAGCCATGATCTTCTTGTAAACGTCCTCGTAATTCAGAGGCGCCTCAGTGGCTTGCGCTTGCGGTGCCTTGGCTTCGGGATCTGAATTGGCCGGGGCCGACTCTTCTTCGAGGGAACCAGTAACATCCGGATTTGCTTCGGTTTGCTGTGGTGTGGTGTGATCTTCGATCGAACCAGCCGCCACAACTGCATCAGCATCGGTGCCCTCTTCGATGGTTGCCTCTGGGGAAGCATTCTCCGACGTTTCCTCAACCGCTTCTGAACCCTCGGTTTCCATCTCAGGGGCAGGGGCCGGCTCCATGAGATTCATGAAGTCCGCATCGGACATTTCTTCATAGTCAAGATCGGTATCGGCCATCTGAGCGGTCTCCCTTACTCAACCATCGCGTCTTGGCGCAAGACTTCAGCTTCGTCTTCCATGGCCTCGATGTTCTCAGCCGCCATACGGCCCAGCTGCACGGTCTGGCGCAGGAAAGCCTGAACCACCGAAATCCCGATCATGGTCTCCATGATCTCGTTGCGATGTGCTGCAGCCTGCGGGTCTGCCATCAGGCCAACCAGACGGGAAGCTTCGTCTTTGAAGAGACCGTCAAGAAACAGCTTCTTGAAGTCGCGGTTCGAGTGAAGACGGCGGGCTGCCTCTGCTTTGGCCACCATCTCCTTGGCGACCGAGAGTTCCAGCTCAACTTCCTGAATGTTGCTCATATGTCTTCTACCTTTGTCATGGTGCCTGTGTAGGCCTTAATGGGTGGTTGGCTCTGCATTGCTGCACAGAACTAGATTATCTCACTGATTCTGTGCATTCGTCAACATATCAGCAAAGTTTTTGTATTTGATGGCATTTGTCACATCCCCGACTTTGCCAGTGGCATCAGGATCCAAGATCCGCTTGGTGATCTCCAAGTCCGTATTGCCTTGCGATTGGGCTCTTTGCTTGTCGAGATCGCGCAGATGCTTCGTGCCGGTGGACTGTTCAACGTAATCCAGATCCGCCTTGTCAGCCGCTGCAACTTCGCTGCGAGCCTTGGCCCGGTTCACCTCAATCTTGGACTGCAGCTCTGCGATCTCCATCTGCAGCTTTTGCAGCTCAAGCTGCTTCATCTGCTCGGCCATGGGATCGGGCTGCGGCTGGAAGGTGGCGATGGCATGAGACAGTTCCGGCATCCGCTTCAACTTTGCGATCTCGGAAAGGATCAGCTTGACCATGCTGAAGTCCATGTTGTTGCCCATGGTCTGCAGCATGAAGGCCAGATCATTGGCCTTGGCTTCTTCGATCTCGGCAGTCGAGATGTCCACCTTGATGTCAAAGTTGCCGACCAGATCTTCCCGGCGCACCCGAATGAACTGGGCATTGGTCACCCGAACCACTTCCTCCTCAGTGAGGAAAGCGGCGTTCATCGAAGCGATCTTCTGCAAGATCTGCACCACGCCTTTGGCCAGACGACGCAGGATGCTCATTTCCCGCTTGGAGGCAGCATCCAGCATGCCACGTATACCCGCTGCCACATCGCCATAAGCATTGCCCGAAATGCCTCCTGAGAAGGCCTTGACCCCGGTAAGGCTCTCGGCCTCCTGGTTTTGCAGTTGCAGCATGGTCAAAGCCGACTGCGGGATCTCGGGATACTTGTGCTGGATCATCCCCGCACCGGGAGGCATGTTCGGGTTAAACTCGTAGTCAGCACCAGAGTTGAACCGTTTGCGGTTCACCACGTCGAGCATGCCTTTGGCAAAGCCGGTCTGGCCATTGGCCGATCGACCCAGAAGGTCAATCATGCCGCGGGTGACGGCTCCGAGAATGCTCTGGTTGTCCCCCAGAAGTTCGGCATCCGGTTCCCCGGTGAGAGACTTCTTGATCGGCATATAGGGCACGATCACCAAAGGGATCTTCTGGTCAGGGTAGGGGCTCAGCTCGAGCCGGATCATGGTGTCCCCGATCCAGGTGGCCACAATGGGAACCAAGGTATCATCACCGTGAATGTCGTAGACGCCCCAGTATTCATAGGCCACGACTGGCCGGCGCAGCTCGTCACGAAACTGGGTTGTGGCATCTGTCCGGCTCATGTGGAACGGGTCTGCATAGGGCATTGCGGCCGACCAGTTCACCTGATCCAGATTGCGATAGCGCCCGTCTTTGAGCAGAGCCGCCTTGCTGGTCTCGAAGGTGATGATGGCGAAGTTGGCCTTGTCAAGATTGCCGTTGCAACCGGGGTCGATGTAGATGTTCTCGTAATCCATCACCTCGATGGTGGGCTGGTTCTTGGTG